GTATCCGAGGGCGGGGTGACGAACACGGTGTCCACTCGCACCACGACCAGCGTATCCACTCGGATGATGGGCGGGAGCGTCAGGGTGTCCACCCGCGTGACCACCACCGTGTCGGTCGTGGTCCCACTCGCCGGGAGACATGCTTCCACCCGCGTCACGCTCGTCAAGCTGTAGCTCACGGTGGCCGCAGGATTCCGCAGCTTCTCCGTGACCCCCCGTGCCGCCGCCGCCCGCTCGGTGGTGTGCTGGCTCACCTGCACGCCATTCACCATCACTAGGTAGTACCCTCCGCCTGTCGCGGGGAGGTTGACGTTCGGGCACTGCGCCGACAGCGGCGTCGTGAACGCCAGCAACGCGGCGAGGGTGAGGGCGAGGCCCCGCCGCAGGGCGCGGGTCACGGGTCGGTGGGCTTGCCGCCCTTTCCCGTGAATGAGTGCGACAGGCCAACGATCAAGAGACTGAGCGCGACGATCTTGCCGGCCATCGAGACACCGAGGAACGGCGTCAACAGCGCCGGATCAAGAGCCAGTATCGCACCGGCAATGGTCACCACAATACCAACGACCTTCGAGAAAGGGGGCTTCACAAGTCCTCCGAGCGGTTAGGTGGGAGGCGCGCCGATCTTGCGTCCTCGGCAGGTCGCCCCATCCCACAGTTCCAACACTTCGCCGGCTCCGGGCTCGCCGCATTCATACATCTGACGCGCACGACTCCCTCGGTCCAGCCGAGCCACCACGATAAAACGATCCTCAGCCACTTCTGGGGGGAGAGGCCCACCCAGATCCATCATGACACTTTCGGCCACGCGCCCAGCGCGCCGGCCCAACCAGTAGGCCAGCGGGACGAGGAGCCCACCAGCGAGGGCAAGCCACTCCATCAGGAGCGAACCTGCCCGTGGAACCGCACGGTGTTGGTACTCTGCGAACGGAAGGCCCGCATCCACCGGAAGCCGGTCTCCACCTTCTGTAACCCTGCCGCCGCCACGGTACTGACCGTGGACCAATCCGCTGCCACGAGGGCCGTGTCGAACCCATTGGCATTAGAGCCGAAGATGGTCACTGTCGAGGCGGACCCGAACTCCACCGACAGCGAGGCGTAGTCTCCGACGAACTGCGCCCCTGAGGTTGTCAGGGACGACGTACCCGCCGGGAAGAGGTTCTTCGACCGGGTATACATCTTACGCCACGACCTTGAGCGACACCACGTTGATCGCCGTGGCAATCTGCGCTGCGTTGGCCGTCGAGACATTCGAGTACCGAATCGTCAGGACATCCGCTGCGCTAACCCACGCATCCAGCGTCACACCAGCCGACAAGCCGGAGGTGGCGGGGGTTGCGATGATCGAGTCACCGACCGCGAAGCCCGTGAGGGCCGCCGTGGTGTCAACACTCTTGGTCGCCGTCACCGTGGTAGCCACGACCGTCACCACTGAGGACTTGATCGCGTACAGCGGGCTGCCTGCCACGTAGCTACCCCCACCGCCCACCCGCACTCCGGTGAAGTCGGTGGTCCCGTCAATGTTACCTGCCATGTTACCCTCTGCGGGGACTCCCGCGTCGTTAGAGCCGGGATGGGGACGCCCTCAGTGTGAGGACGCCCCCTACCGCATCAGCCTCCACTTGTGCCGTAAACTCCCCGCCATTCTCCGTGCCCTGTAGCGAAGCCCTGAACAAGCTTGCGCTTGATGACTTCCGCGTCGAAATCATCTTCCGTCGCGGTCCGGGGCTGCTGATCCCAGAGGAAGTTCACGTCGTGGCGGTCGCCGAAGATGAACCACGCATCGGTGTCCGTCTTGTAGTGCGAGACCAGCGTGCTCAAGTTGAAGTCCCGAAGCGCGTTGATGTCGTTGTTCGCGGTACCCGGCTTGTACTCCGAGCCCAACAGCTCCCGCGCCGTGAACACATCCTCGGGCGAGATGACCAGCTTGCTCGGGCGATACATTGCCGGCCGGCCACGGTCATCCTTCCAGTTGTGGAAGGCAATCATCGCGTTCTGGAGCCCGGTCACGCCGAGATCCAGGTCGGTGCCCGGTCGATTGGACTGGTTCGTGCCGCCGTCAAGACGGGTGTGCGCGGTGGAGCAGAGCTGCAACCCGTCGAACCCGGTGGCCGAGTAGCCATCGAGGTTGGTGGTGCCGAAGGCACCGTTCATCACATTGACGGCGATGGTCTCCTGCCCGTCGATGGCCGACTTCATCAGGCGACCCTCGAACTGGTCCACCTGTCCGTACAGCTCGTGATCGACCATCTCCTGCGTGATCTTGTAGCCCCCGCCGAAGCGCACCGGGGTGTAGGTCTTGGTCTGGGTGCCGGTGGCATCAAGGTAGATGATGTCCGAGCCCTCGCCCTTGAGGTTGAGCGACCCGAAATCACTCATCTTGAGGTCCGTCACGACCGCCTTGTTGGCGGTGCGGACGTTCATGTAGCCCTTCCACTCCAGCGGACGCTGGGGGAAGGCTTCGTTCCAGATGTTCGACAGCTTCGGCTCCAACAGTGCCGAGAACTGTGCCCGTGTCATCGTCATGGTATCACTCCTGTGGTGTCGTCAGTTAGACGAGAAGGGAAGAAAGCGCCGAGCCGTAGACAACGGCATCGTACTTGATGGCGGCTTCGATCCGGCTCGTCGGCGACAAGGAGATGGCACCCACGATGGTGAACGGACGGCCAGTGGTTGAGGTATACGACTTGGTGAGGAAACTGGTCGAGCCCCCAACGGCGTAGATGCCGAAGGTCTCACCAAAGGACAAGGCCGAAGCGGCCACGCCGGTCGGGACGTTGACCATGACGGTACAGCCGGCGCCCGCCGGGGCCTCAAAGACCACCTTGCCGGCCGGAAGTGAGTCCGCCGAGCGGTGGGTAGCGATACCGAGGAAGTTGCCTGCGCCGCCAGAATACAGCGACACCTGCCCCAGTGTGGTAATGCCGAGCGCATCCCCCTCAGAGAACGTGCTCGCGGCGGTGATGTCCCACGTCCGCTGAATCCAGCGGCCCTGAGCGGGAATGAGTCCACGCGACATAAGAGATTACTCCGTGATCGAGGTTACTTCGACACCTTTGCAAAGGTGCCTCCGGCCTGCACAATGCCGCCGGTCGAGTTGCCGTCTGCATCCACCGGATTCAAGCCCGCGCTGTCGGCCATCTCGGCCATGCGCTGCTGCTTCCGACGGAGGTTCCGTGCCGCGACCGGGCCTGTGCAGTACATATACTGACAGTCTCCCGCTGCATTGACGATGGTGCCATCCTCCAGCACACGCGACCCGGGCGGGAGTTCGGTGAACCAGTCCTGCCCAAGATGTTCCTTGGTAATGGGCTGATACCCGTCATTCGCCGCCGCCATCAGTTTCTGGCCTTGGAAGGTCCCAGAAACCCCAGCTCGCCTCACCATCCGCACGTTGACTGGGAGCGCGGGCACATCCTGTGCCAAACGGCGTCCCTGAGCCACCTCGGCCAGCGCGAGATCACGCTGGAACTTCAAGTCCGAGAACCCGGGCACATACGAGAGGTCTCGTACATTGGCACCCGAACACTCCTCCAACTCCTGCATTGCTTCGCCAAACTCATCGACCGGCTTGCTCTGAATCAGTGGCCGCACCACGCGAGCCGCCTTGTCTGCACCGTGGTTGCTCATGCTGAACCTCCACCCACGATCCCGCCGGTCTTGGCGGCCATCTTGAACCAAGCCTCTACGGTCATACCATTGGAACGCGAAAACTCCCGCACCTGTTCTATCGTGACATTGGCCTTTTTCAGCCGTTCACGATAGTCGGCGGGGAGTGTATCACTCTCCAGTGAGTGATCGGCGTTCACCGATCCTCCAGCATGGCCAGCGGACCCGGAAGTCCGCACGCCAAAACCACGTTGTCCTGCGAGTTGCTCGGCCCGTTCGGACGCCAACTCTTCGATATGGTCTGCTCGTACCATTCTAACCACCCGCTGGATGGTGTCAAGGTTCCACATCGTCCTCGGCAAGAGGTTGAGCTGGCCCAGGATCTCGGGCTCGTACTTCCCGAAGGTCTTGGGGTCGGCCTGTCGGGCCTGCGAATAGGCCAGTTGGGCCATGTTCTGCTGGAGATAGAGGTCCGGCTGGGGCTGGGCCTGCTGCGAGAGCAACTGACGCGCCGTTCGCACATCGAGGATCTGGTCGTCATCCATATTGCTCAGGTCCAACCCGGCTGCGGGGGCCGCTTGGTACTGCGCTTGGGGTTGGGCGTTGGCTACCTGCACCAGCCCATTGAACATCTGGCCGGACAGGTCCAACAGCTCAAGTGCCGTCTTGCCCCGTGCCCATTCCCGGGCGTCGTCCATCGGGACGCGCCATGGCTCCTGCGTCCCAGTAGGGGGTGCCGTACCAGAGTCTGCTGGTGTCGTCGTCTCGGATGCTACGCTTGTCTCGGTCATGCTGAACCCTCGTCATCACGGTGGTCAGGGTCTCGGGCAGGGTGGCCACCGTCTCGATGGCGCGAAGGAACCCTGTCTGCGAGTGATACTGCTCCGGGGTCAACCCCCCGGACAACACACTACGGGCCTGCAAGTGATACAGGGCCTCAAGGGCCTGTCGGAAGTTGCCCCACTCCGGGTGCTGGGACAGGGCCACCAGCCCCGTTACCTCCCGCTCCGACAGGGCCAGCGGGTAGTGGGGCTCCGGGAGGGAGCGTCGGGGCCGCCAACTTGCCGGGAACATCGGGAGCAAACGTCTCCGTATCTCGGATATCATGCTGTTCCAGAACTCGCTTGAGTAGCGCACTCATACCTCGCAGTCCAGTGGTTGCCACGTCGGCAATCGGGGTCCCTTGCGACTGCATTGCCACCTGTGCCATCTGGATCATCTGTGGATACATCTGGCTGGTAAGCGTCAAGAGCCCGGTCAATTGCTGGCGTTGCAAGTCCTTGTTGGCCGACGCGCTCGCGGCGGCGATCTCCACACCCAGCCCCATCTCGGCGTTCTGGGTGGCATCCTTGAGCTTCTCAATCGCGAAGCCACTCTCGGGCTCCCCTAACACCTGCTTGGCCATATCCAGATACCTGCCAGCCCCAAGGTCTACCGGAGAACCGATGAACTGCTGGAGCAACTGGATCAGCCGGAGCCCGATCACGCTCAGCCCCTCGTAGCGCATATCCTTGATGGTCAGGTCCGGCCGGCGATTGCCTTCCGCCAAGAGCGCCTGCACCGTCGTGGCTGCTGTCCGCCCCGGCAGGCCCGCGATGTTGCCTTGCTGGAGGTCACCAATCCCATTGCGGCGGACCCGCTGGTTATCCACCAACCCGATCAGGTTGTTCAGCCCCGGATAGGAGCCGTTGCCCATCGTGAAGGCGGTCATCTCGTCACGAGGGTTGCCCTCGGTAATGAGCACCTTGCCCGGATAGATCGGCTCACCCGGGGCAATGTTGGCTCCCGCCTTGGCCGCGATCATCTGGCTATTACCCAGCAGGATGTTGTCGTACAGGTAGTTGTGTAGCTCGCTACCCATCTTCTGGAATATCTCGTCCTGCTCGCAGACCCCGATGCCGTAGAAACCCTCGGTCGGGAAGAAGCGGATCACCTCGAACGGCCGCTGGCCGTGCAGGTATGGCTGGTAGATCGTCCGCAGTGACGTGCTGGTCGGCTCATGGTAGAGCACCACCAAGTCACTCGGGCTGTCGCCATCCACGGCGTAGCGGACGTGGAACTCCCACAACTCGATGGTCTTGGCGTAGTTGCCGGAAGCCCCGCCCACGGCGCGGTCTACACTGGCGTCCGAGGAACGGTCGAAGTCGGTGTTGCTGACGGCCTCCTTGGCACGCGGGGCGTAGGTCAGGGTCTGGATCTTCTGGTCGTACTCGGTCTGGCCCTGCTGCTCGTGGGCGATAATCGCCATGGCGGCTTTGGTGCCGATGTTGGGCAGGTACGGTTCCGTGGTCTTGGCCACCGACAGCAACTGCTCCTTGGTCATCAGCACACGCTTGGCCACCCACGGGGCACCGCCATGTTCGTCCGGCTGGATCGCGTAGGCGTAGGGTGGGATCAGGAAGTCGGTGAGGCGGACGTGATCCACAAAGGGCCGGGAGTCCACGCGGTTGACCGGGATGATCTCGCCTTCGGCGTCGTAGGCGTTGATCGGTCGGTCGCCGAAGTGCCAGCCGTGCTCATAGATCGCGGTGCCGAGCTTGACCATCTCCATCAAGGCCCGCTTGTTGACGCGGTACATCTTGAGGACCGAGCGATCAAGGGCTGAGAGGAAGTCTTGGAGCGGCTTGGCGGCGTCCTGCCACTGCTCGTTCATCGGCTGCACCACCCAGAGGTCCGGGCTGGCGTGGATGGACTGCATGAACTTGGCGTAGTATTGGTCTACGTCCGTCGCTGTTATAGGCAACTGCCAGTTGGCAGCGCCGAGAAACGGGAACTCCTTGAGGGCCTGCTTGGCAGGGGCGCGATACTGCTCCAGCCACGCCCGCCACTGCTTCTCCAGTGGGCCACGGGCTTGCAGGGCCATCGTCAGCTCAAAGTGCAGGTAGGCGAGGAACTTCTGTTCCCCTTCCTTGTCCGCCCACTTGACGGGCTGCATTTACCGTTCCGTGGTGATGGTCGCGCTCGGCCCGTCAAAGGCAGGCTTCACCACTGGAGGGGTGCCCGCGCCGGTACGCTCACGGCCCGTGAACTTCTTGAGCCCCGGCATCCCCGAGGTGTTCGGAGCGGCCTTGGTCGGCACGCTGTCGCGGGTGGCGTTGGTCTTGGCGCGTCCCATCACTTGCCTCCCTTTTTCTTGGGTCTGCGTGGCGTGTGTTCCGTCCCTGAGAGCAGCGCCCCCCCTGCGGGGTCGTCGAAGAACTTCGCGGCTTCGAGCCTGCGTTCTCGCTGGCCCGGCAGAAAGAGGCCCCGGTGTAGCTCTTGCGCGGTATGCTGCCCGTGGGTCTTGAACACCTTGGCGTCATGCATCGACTTCACGGCCCGCTGGATGGGGGTGGGTCGCCCGACCCCCACGACGGTGAAGTCGCCAGTGGGCTTCTTGGGCTTCTTGGGCTGCTTTGGTTCCGGTCCCTGTGCCATGATTACACCTTGTTGTCAGTAAAGGACTTGACAGCCGACGGCTTGCGATCAGCCCCGCCGGTGGGGGACTTCAACTGGGTGGCCGCGAGGGTGGTAGTGAAGGTCCGTAGCCCCTCCCTCCCGCCTGCTGGCTTGCCCGCGCCGGCGTCACTGCTGGCTGGGGCACTGGTCTTGGGGGACGGGTTGGACCGCAGGGGCTCGGTGCCGCTGGCGCTGTAGGTAGGCATTGCCGCTCCATGATGTGAAAAGGACACACGACCCCAACAGGATAGCGTGTCGGTTTGACATCAGCAAGACCGTTACCGCCCCAGTGTCACACCCCTTCTCCTGAGATAGTCCCGCTTTTCGGTTTCCTGACGGGCGGACTGACTCACCTGCGTCATCACCGGCTTCCGCCAGACCTGTGTCCCGTAGGCCAAGATGTCCAAGAGGTCGGCTCGCGGGGTGGGCCAGCTCCGGTACTGCTCCCGCAGCTCGTGGAACTGCGGCCCCTTGCCGAAGCGGATCATGCCCCGCTGGAAGAACGGCTCCAGCGCCAGAATCCGGGCGTCTTTCTCCTGATTCTTCGGCGTCAGGCGCTCAAACGCCAGCGGCAGGTTCTGTTTCGCCGCCTGCTGCTTGACCATGTCATAAAACGCGGCTTGCTGGCCGACTTCCTCGATGAACACCCGTCTCGGGGGGTATCTGGTGGCCAAAGCAAGGATCTTGTCCGCGACCAC